TACCGAAACTTCTGTTTCTATTTTTGCCATTGTTTAATATATTGAAATTTCAATTGTTGTTTCTTTTAGAATATCATCTGATTCTGTTGAACCATCAGCCAACCAAGTTCTTAACCCAATGTTGCTATTGTTGATTTTGTATAAAGAAAAATATCTTATAACATTAGAATCAAACATTCCAACAACTGCTTCCAATTTTGGAACATTGCCAATAAAAGCATTACTTAAATAGCCATTGTAATTACCAGCACTATTTCTTGTCCATACGATTTCACCTATTGTATTAATGTATTCAATGGTAACAATTGGTGCATCAGTTGCTGATTGAGTAATTGCAACCAAATACTTTTTATTTAATTGTATTTCAAAACCATCAACACCAATTACTAATGATGAACCAGTTGTTCCAGTTACATCATAATAATTACCATCGTCGTTGCTAAAATATTTTATGTTCATTTTAATCTGTATAAACTGAAACACCTTTTGATTGCAATATTGCTTTATCAGTTATTCCTTGTCCAGTTGGTGGTGCTGCTGGTGTATTTTGGTCAAATCCTACTGCATCTCCAGTTGTAAATCCTAAACATTGATGTAAATAATCATTTACTTCTGCTGATGTTAAATCGTAACTCTTTATTGCAAGTGTAATATTTCCAGAAAAATTATTGTGATTAAAAATAGCATCTATATTTTTTACGTTTCTAAAATAATTATTATGTGCAGCAAGAGTAAATGTAACATTTGTTCCAGTTGTACTTATAAATTCTATTTGAATATTCCATTTTGAATTTGATGGATAAGTATGTGTTAAATTATAAAAATCACTTCCAGTATATTCATTAAATGTTCCATCACCCCAATAAACTTTATAGTTAATAATATTACCAGTTCCAACGCTGATATAAAATAATGAAGTACTTGAAAAAGAATTATTAGTATAATCAAAACTCATTCTTTGATTTGAAATTGGTGGCAAATCATAAGTAGTATAAATTACACGAAGTAATTGTGCTTCACAAATATTGTTATCACAATAATCAACAATCTTTACTAATCTATACAGAACACCATCAACCCAAACAAACCTTCCGAAATCTAAATTGAAAATATCTTTTTCCTCAAATTTCATTTTGCAAGTAACTAATCTTGAATCCTTATCTGTGATTTCTGCAAGGTAGCTTGAATAAAAAGCGTTGAAGATGTTGTTGGATAAAGCACCAGACAATAAAGTAAAGTATAATTCTTTTGTTGCTCCAAAATTTATATCAGCATTTGGAACATCTGGGTCGTCTAAATGTCCAGCGTAACAATAATTTGTAAGCGTTGCTAATACTGATGTTACACCAGCATTAGTATTTATTATTCTCCAGCTTGAAACGCCTTCAATTATTTTGTATTGCATTATACGAATAACTGATTCAACAGATTCTTCATTATTGTTATTCAATTTGAAAATTGTTGAAACAACTTTATCGCAATTAGGATAACCAACAAGTGGTGTTGGTGCAAATATAACTTCAGTTGTTGCAGTATCTTTTGCAAACTCTAACCCATTATCATAAGTTCTTGTGCCGTATGTTTGATTGTATTGCTTCTTGTATTTGTCGTTGTAATAATCAGAATCATCTTTATATTTCAATGTATAGTATCTGGCAGATACTTCACTCATTGGTTTTATTTTGATAATTTCATTTCTTGCAACTTTATCAGACCAATCAAGATAACTTGAAGTTGTTTTATAAAAATCAATCCAAGGTTCAATAATTAATTTTTTTTCTGTAAACTTATCTTCAGTTACCATTAAGTTAAACATCTTTAAAATGGAAATAAAGAAATCTTTTTGCAGAATGTTTTTAGGTAACAAATCATTCATCAATATTGTTTCGCCTAATTGATAAGGAATGAAATCCGCTGGTTCACTTATAACTGAAATTGTTGCTCCAGAATCAACAGATAAATTAGCATAATTCCCAATTGCTTGTGCGTTTGTGGATTCCATTCTGATTGCAAAAGAATCGTTTGGATTTAATGTAAATATTGTATTTGTGTTTACATTTCTTGTTCCAACTTCAGTAGTTATTATTGAAATACTTTGACCTCCAGAAATTATATTAATTCTGCCATTGCCATTCTTTTGTGTAAAAGTATAATTTAAATTCAATGACAATTTTATTTGAATTGCATTTGCTCCAGTAAATTGAAAAAATCCAGTTGTTGAATTGTAGTTAAAGTTTGTTGCTAATGTTGGAGAATTAAATAATAATATCTTAATATTAATACAAGTTGGAAAACCATTTAATGAATTGCAAGTTTGTGCAATATTGGTTGTGCTATCAACATAATTAAAAGTATTTTTTCTTAATAATCCTTTATAATTATTTGGCACAATTAACCGCTGGAAAAAATCACTATTAAAAAAATTAGATTCCCACGTATAACCAGCAGCAGTAATTATTTTATCAACGATTTCCTTTACAAAAAATGCTGGTCTGAATGCTCTTAATTGATAATCTTTTTTTGCAAAATAAACTGGTGTTGTTGATGGGATATTGTAAGATACCGTACCATAATCAATCAAAGGATAAATAAAAGATGAACCATCCTTTGGATAGCTAAATGTTACAGAACCATATGCTTCAGCAACAATAGTTGTATTGAATGTTAGCTTTGTTAGTATAGTTGGGAATGTTCCAAATTCAAGAATATCAGTAATAACAACAACAACATTGTTTGAAGCAGTATTTGAAATAGTATATTGTTTACCTACTTCAAAAAGATTTGCTTTTCTACCAAGCAATGTGCAATAATTAGGTGCATAAAATTGTGCTGATGTATTTATTTCATAATTAGGATTCCAACTTGCAAGAATGTTTGCAACAGAATAAATATGGTTGTATTCGCTGAAATCTAAATTATCAATTCCATTGTCATTGTCTGTTATCTTCTTTGCACCAACCTTTGAAATAAAACTTCCTAATTCACCGAACAAAGCAACTTCATATTCTGTATTCTTTCCATCAATAAAGATTTCAAGCAATCTAATCGTTCCCTTCATTACTTGCAGACCATTGATTTCAATTCGTGCCTTTGCTGATTTACTTGCATTGAAATTATAAAGAACATTAGGTTGTGAATCTGAAGTGAAATTACTATTTGAAAACTCAAAGATATTGCCAAGCAATCTGTTATTGTTGGCAGTTGCTGGAAGCACAATCGTTTTTGTAAACGATGTGCTTTTACTATCAAAGTTGTTCAAATCATCTACCGCATAGGTAATTAGATTTGAAAAATCTTGTAGTAAATCCAATTCGTAATTTTCAATAAATAATCTTGTCATCTTCTGTATCCGTATCTTGTTTGATTCATTTCAATTGTTAATTCCAACGCTTTCAAACCTCCCCAGATGTTTTGATTTACTTCATAATTAGTATCTTTTATAGATACTGGATAAAAGTTATCATCAATCTCTGCGTAAATTAAAGGTGATTCAATTAATTCTTGCAACCAAACCCAATCTTTATCTGTTGGATAATTCATTGTTAATTTATATTCCCAGTTTGTTTTGCTGCCATAATTAATTTTTGATTCATTGTAAACATTATTTGAATCATAATAATCTACTGAAGTTGAGCCTAATGTATAATCTCTTTTTGAAAATGTTTTTCTTTCTGTTGATAAAGAAAGTTTGCTAACTAAATCAAAGATGGCAGTTTCATACATTCCAAAAGCATTTATAAAATGCAATGGTATTGGAGTATATTTTTTTTGACAATCAAGATAGATTCTTATTTTATCGGTAATTGTATTTAAAAAACTTATTTCATAAAACTGAATATCATCAGCAAGATTTCTTGGATTGTTGTTTAAAAAATTATTTACATTAGCACCACCAACATCAAACTGAAAGAAAGGATTTCCAGTTGGATTTTGGTGCAATGAATATTGCCTTGTAAACACAAAGGCATTATTATATCCATATCCAGATATAATTGGATAAGGATTTTCCATAACAGATTTCAAAGGAATAAAAATTTTATTAGTTAATGTGCCATTTCTAATATTCAATTTATCACGATTAGTCATAAATGAATTGTTATAATCTGAAATCTTTATTTTTCTTCTTTTAAAAAGTTGTGGTGCATAGTTGTAAGCAGTAACATTTCCAGATGCCATATTTAAAGTAGTAAGACCAGAAAATTCTTCACCCACTTGCACTTGATATGTAATTGCAATTTGTCCAGATATTGATGGTTGATTTATTGATAAACCAGTTCCACCATAACTAAATCTTGGTTCAAACCAATTTAAACTGATTTCATTTCTTACCACTTGTGAAGCATCAAAGTAACCTTTGTTGTTTGAAGGTTCTGGAAATACTTTACTTCTAATCAATTGCTGACCATTAACGAAAATATCAAACACATACTTAAAATCTGTTTGCGTTGCATTGCTACTGGTTGCAATATGCCACATATCATCTTGAACAGATATTTCGCCAGATGGATTTATTAAACTTGATATACTCATTTTGTAATGTTTACTGCTATGTTTACGCCAATTGAATCAGCTATATTTTTTTCCAATCCTTTAAATGATTTATCAACTGCATTTGAATAAAAGTTAGTTGTTTTAATTCCGTATGCCTTAATCAAATAAATCAAAGTGTTCAATCTTGAATCAGCAATGCTAATGAATTTTTTTTCACTTGGTTGTTGTGCTTTTTTATATTTTTTTACATCGGAAGCAGTAATTCTATTCTTCGCATTTTTAATATACTCTTTCAAATTTTTTCTGCCATCTTCAGACATTCCAAAGTTTTTAAACTGATAAGGTGAATTTGGTGCGTTCTTATAACTTAATACTCCCTTAACACCTTTATCAACAAACTTTGCGTAAT